GACGGTTCTTTCGATATCGTCAACACTAACCGCGTTTTGTTTCACGCGAAAAACGGGACTTGTAAAGTAATCGGCCGCGTTTCTGAAAAATGGCGGACGGCATCGAAACAAGTGAACTCCCTCCCGGTGAGCGTTTACAAATTTCGCGACCTAATCGAAAAGGCAATTATTTGAAAATGGAAATACCAAATGAAATAAACATTTCGGAAGTTACCCGAACCGTTATGAAAGAAATTGATTTATCCCGTGACATTCGTTATTCAGCCTTAGTGAATGGTGAAAGAGTAATGTATGCAACCGATGGAATTTTTAAACCTCATTTATCCATCACTCAATGGGTTCAAAAGGTTCTTTTCCTTTACATCGAGCGTTATAATCACTTTAATGAGGCGAATAAATGAAACGCTGCCGAGTGTGTAAAGAGAAATTCGCGCCGACTTATTCGAGCTTGCAAGCCACTTGCACCAAACCCGCTTGCCTAATCGAATGGGGGCGAATAACCGAGCGCAAGAAAGCAAAGCGGGAAATTCGGCAAATGCGCGAGAATATCAAGAGCGTTAGCCAGTACCGCCGAGAGCTCCAAAAGATTTTTAACGAATTCATACGCCTGAGGGATTCAAAAGAACCTTGTATCAGTTGCGGGAAACCTTTAACGGGTAAATATGACGCTGGGCACTTTTACAGCGTGGGAAGCTACCCGAATTTGAGGTTTAACGAGGATAACGTCCACGGCCAATGCGTCGAATGTAATCAGCATAAACACGGGAACTTGCTCGAATACGCCCCGCGCCTTACCGAACGAATAGGATTCGAACGCGCCTCGAAATTAATGATTCTCAGAAACGAGCCGTTACGCCTGAGCCTTGACGAAATAAAGGAACTTACCACCCAGTACAAAAAACGTGTGAATGAATGGAAAACGAAAAACGTATAGTTGAACTCAAAAATGAACTCTTTATATTGACCGTTCGCCGCTCGCTTCGCCCATCAATGCAAGAAAACGCGCGAATGTGGGCAATTTTGCGAGAACTTTACAAACTAACAGGAAATGAAATGTTTAATTTAAAATCCAAATAAAATGAGTAATTACGAACAGAAAGAGGGGCAAGGTTCCCTATTCAAAAACGACAAAAAAACAAACGACAAACAGCCCGACTACCGGGGCTCGCTCAAGTGGCAAAACCAAACATTGAACGTTGCTGGCTGGGTGAAAGATGCAAAGAACGGAGCGAAATTCCTGAGCCTGAAAATCGAAGCAATCGACACTACTAAACCTCAAAAGAATGAACCGCAAAACGACGAATTCTCTCTCTGAGTTAATCGATCAACTCGATGCGATAATTGCGAACTACGACCCGAAAAACGTGCAATATTCGGACGGGTTGAGTGGATACCTCAGAGGATTAAAACAAGCCAAACATTTAGCCCAAAACCTCATAAATCAAGAATTATGAAACCCTCAATTTATGACTTTACAAACGTTGTGAGAATCTTGAAGCTACGAAAAGAGCGTCACGAATTGCTGTATTCGAATAAGGCGGCCGATATTAATCGCCACCACGAAATCAGTAAGGAACTTTTTAAGCTAACAGGGAATGATATTTACCTCAGATTCTAAATCTCAAAATGGGGTAAATCTTTGAACGATTCCCAATCGCCACCCCAATTTACCTCAGGGTATTGAATGGCGACAATGGCGGCGAATTTCTTAAAAAGGGCGGGGCTCCAGTCAAGGGCTCCGCCTTTCGTTTTAAATGCAATATCAAAAGCCCTCGCGGGTTGGAAATTGTGTTTTCCGTTGCGCCGAATCTGAGTTACAATCTTTCCCGGTGCGGTTCGGCCCTGAGCGTATAACTTCATTTGCTCGGCGTTACTGCGATAAGTACACGTTAGAAAAGGTTGCGGGTCGTTCGGATGAAAATACGCGAATGTGTGAGCGCCATCGCGCCACGCCCTTTGCAAAATTTCTTCGCAATCCTCAATCTTTCGGCTTGGCATTGTGCAAAATTTTATCTTTCATATATGAGCCCCGAGACGACCCTACGTAATAGGCAAAAATTGAGGTTCCTATCGAAAGAACCGAGCCGAAAGTCATATCGGCAAGCCTTTGATTTTCGACGGGAATAACGACAAAAATCAGAGAGAGAACAACGCCAACGGTTAACCCGAGGCCAATTATTACCACAGCCCCAAAAAGCCAATCGCGCTTACCCGTTGCAGTTACATACGCATTTTCCCGCTCGCGGGCGCTCATTCGATCGCTTACCTCGGCTTTATAAAATTCTAATTCCGTTTCTAAATCGAGCCGCGTCATTTCGAGCTCAAAATTCAACCGCAACTTTTCAAACTCTAATGCGAGGGCGTTATGTTCGTCGCTTTTATGCTTTTGACCATTTACCCAAGCCCCCACCGTTTCGAGCGCCTGAATGCCTGTAATATCCCCCGCCACTGAAAGAATATCGCCCGCGACGGGTTTGACCTTATCACGAATAAAGGCCCCAAACTTGGAGCCCTTTATCTTTTCGCCTATTGGTTTTTTTTCTTTTTTCTCGCTCATTTTTTCGGCATGAAAAACGACAAAAATCCTGTAATGATTCGTTTATAATTACTCATTACATAAATAAAAATCTTTTCACCCATCAATGTAGCCATCGGAACGGCCCAACTGGATTGGGCCTCATAGCCGTTTGTTTGGCAGTATATCGCCGTTTGATATCCCGCAAATATTGAAAGGCCAACGACGGCCACCCATTGCATAACCGTTAGTGCTCTTTTCATATAAATTTCATAAGATATTTTACCGAGTACGCCGATAATTATTCCCATCACCCAGCTATTCACGTCGCTAATAATTTCGCCCAAATAATTAAAAAAGCTCATTTCGTTTTTTTGGTTTTTGCGAGTAGTTGTTTCTCGTATCGTTTTAACGCTTCGACGTATAAACGGCGTTTCTCGGCTGTTTTACTAACTTTTATCATTATGGTATTTGATTAATTGAACGATAACGGTAACCTGTTCTCGAACTTGCAGTATTTCCCGAACTGAAAATATAACTCGCCGAACTCGTTTGAATCGTAATCGGCGGGCGCTGGGGCCATTGATTATTCGAATATTCAGGCAGTAAACTCGAATTCGCGCAAAGCCAATCGACCATTAAGCTCGTGTAATATTCGGCGTTTTGCTGCCAACGCGCTAGTTGGTCTTTAAAAATAACGTCCCCAACGGGCTGCGAATCCTCGGAGGTTCGTTGCACCATTGTCCCGTTATCGACTTTATAAGTTAGCGTTGGAGCGGCCTCGACCATTGCCCACCACAACACAACCCGCCGCGCGTAATCCTCAACTAAGTCTTGGTAAGCGCCAGCGAGCGTGTTGTTTAGTATATCGTTTTTAATCTTTTCATAAAGCGAGGTTCCCAAGTATGGGGATAAATGTTTATCCTGCGCCAAATAAATGGCGGGATATAACAAGTTAGGGTCAACCGCCCCGTTTATGTTCGTGTATTTTTTGATATACACGTCGTTTATTAAAAGTATTTCAGCCATTATCTTCTATAATTTTTCCCGTCTTTTCCATAAACGGGGTTATCTTCTAAAAATCCGTTGTAATCCATATCAATGGGCCACAACGCCACGAGCTCAGGGTTTCGAACTTTATACCCCATTTTTTCGGCACGTCCAACTGCTATTTTTTGAGCATCGTTAGCGAGTGGGTTAATTCCCGTTGCATTTATGTAAACCTCTTTTCGCCAATAGTGATGGCAATTACCGCCGCCCTTATAAAGCCATATTGAATAAAAATCGTCGCCCTTTGGGCCCCAACCGGGATTAACCCGCTTTTGTTCCATTGCCTCAATATCCTCTTTTCTGTAAAGTTTATCTGCGGCCTTCATCTTTTGGCAAAATTCGCGTTCGGTTACTGAGTCGCCCGAATAGCGATAACGAGTCATAAACGTGACCCCCGCGTAATTGGTTTCATCTTGATCGCTTGGCATCATTGCTTTTGCCGAACCCGTCGACGCTAATTCGTGAGCCTCGATTTTTACGAGTTCCTCGTTTTCTAAATCGTCGTTTTCGTAATCGACCTCATAAGAATCTATTAAAATATAACCCTCGGGCGCGTCCTCACCTAATGCGATAAGTTCATCGGCTATTTGTGAGCTCAGGTTTTCGCGATTAATACGGGCAAGAATTCTAGCGGCCCAATCGCGCCCAGCATCGCCGCCCCATAACTGCCACGCTACACGGCCCGCGCTTGGAAAACCGTCCTCGCCCGCCGCCCATCCTTTCGCCTTTTTGTCAACCTCGTGACGTGAAAAATACGAGTTCATTCGCTTAATCGTGTCAACGCTTAAATTCCTCAAATTCGAAATATCGCGAGCGCGAGCGACTCCAATCTCAGTACCGCCCCTCCCGTACATATCGCGCCATTTTAAACCGAGCTCAGCCTGAGTAGCCATTTCGGCCGTTGGCTTATAAGATTCCTCGGCTAATTCAACCGAGCAACAATCTTTTTTTTTTTCGGCCTCCATTGAAACGGGAGCCGCTGGCGTTGGCTCAGGTGCCTGCATCCTTAACGGCGTATTTGGAACGACTGTAATCGTTAAACCGGGCATTTCCGAACTCAATACAGCCTCGAATGCTTTTGCCAACTTTCGTTGCGCTGGCTCAACAACTTGATTCGTGAAAATTTCCAAGCCCACCGCCATTTCGTCTTTATTCGACCCGAAGCCCGTTGCCACGTCGCGAATACCAAAAAGGAGAGGCGTAGTTACGCGGTGAGCGACCATAATTAATGAGGTCGATTCGGTGCTCAAAAACTGATATTGTTTATCCGCATCGCTCAGCGGGAATGTAGTAATATCGGGTTTTGGCGTATCGCGCTCGTTGAACGTCATTATAAACTTTCCCGCGTTCTTCGCCCCCGTTAATTCACGTTCCCAGTCGCGTTTCATTTCGCGCTGTTGCTCAGGGTCGGGGGCGCCCTGAAACATGGAAACGATAAACGACGGCATCAGGCCGTTGACGATATTGTTAATGTGGTAAACGCTTATTTCCTTCGCGAGTTCAATCGAGTTAATCGCCGAATAGTAGTCGGGACGCGGGTAAAATTGAGCGCCAGTGTAATTATAACAATAATAAATCTGTCTCGGTTCCTCGCCCTTTTTTGCGATATTGAAAAGCGGGATAAATTCGGGCTTGTTTCTTTTGCGCTTAATGGCGGCCCAGTCGTTCGAATGCCATACGCCAGTAATTTCTTCTTCTTCGCCGTGAATACCTAAACGGCATTCCTCAAAAGGAATATGGCGCAACTTGGCGACGTTCTCGCGATCGTAAGTATAAATTACTTCGATATAAAAACCGCCGTATTTTTTATAATCGTGAGCGCATCCGTAAAAAACTTCATACGTATTTAATTCGTCTATTCGCTTTTGATAAACCCCCGCCGCTAAATCTTTTCCTGCTATCATATCGCCAATGGAAATACACAGCGAACCGTGTACGGCTCCCGTTTGGGCGAGTTCGCGTAGGTATTGGGGAAAAAGATTATTAACCCCGAAATTCACCCAGCCGCCCCTATCCATTTTCTCGGCCGAACTTACGACCGTATAATCGGCGAGCTTTACACTTACAGCGTTGTTTAGAGTTTTATCCATTGTAAATTATATCGTCGTTAATAGTTATATTAGGCAAATCGTAATATGTAGTCGCGTCGCTCATTACCGCCCAACCTATTCTACACAATCCAACTACCGAGGCGTCGTTAGGGTTCAAATTTATAGCCGAATTTTGACCATAAACAGAATACCTATAACGCCCTGAAATGGTGAGCCCTGCTGTTGTAATTATGAGCGTCGTTATTCGTTGGTTTTCGTTGAAAATGGTTGCCACCTGAGCGAGGTCGGTTCCTGTTGTGGAATTTTCCTCGTGCGTTAAAATTACTAAATAATTAGTAAACGCCGCCGCGAAATATTGGCGACTTTCATCGAGTGAAAGCCTCAATATTTGCCCCGCTTGGTTGGTTGTTAAATATTCCATTTTCTATAAAAAAGGGGCGGGAATTAACCCACCCCCGTTTAATGAACTAAAACCCTATAACTATGAATTAACGACTGTTATTCCCGTGAAATTATCGAAAGGAACCGAGGTATAAGGCTCGAGAAAATCGGGTTGACCCGGTTCCTGAGCGTTCAAGGTAAATTGGTATCCGTTCAAATCGCCTTTAGCCTTTCCTGATTGATAAGAACCCGTAGTAAGGAAAGCGCCGTCGGTACGTCCAACACAAACGATTTGATCGTCGTACAACTGAACGAACACAATCAATTTCGCCTTGCTCATATTCTCGAGCTCTTTTTTCTTGGCGTTTGAAAGTTTGCCCAGAGTAATCTCAACCGACTGATCGTAATAAAGCGTTCCGTTTTCGAGGTTCGCCGTAGGTACAACGGTAACGGCTCCAGTATTGCGGTTCGGTTGATATTGGAAAACGTCAACGCTTCCCGAGGTGCCCGGTAGGCCGTCAATGAGGCCCGTCGCTGGGTCAATTGTTACTCCTGTTGAGAAAAACTCCCAATTGGCAATATATACGTTTTTAACCCCGCCGACCCCTTCGTTGCACTCGAGCAAAAAACCATGTTCTAATAAACAAGCCATTGTATTATATTTTTAAAATGGGGGCTTTTAAACCCCCGTTAATATTAATTAGAACCAAGTTCCGTACGCGGCAATTTCATTACCGATACCGAACTGACAACCCGCGTAGAATTTAGCCGAGAAACGTACGTTATCTTCAGCAAATTGGCCCATATCGACCACCTGAATATTATTCCAGTCGCCGAGAATGTTTGTACCAAACCACAAGTTCGACTTTTGAGCCATTACGATAGTATCGTCAGGCATACCGGGGCAAATTGCCAACTGATAACCCAAATAAGATTTAGGCATTTCAGGGCCGCCGTAAGTGTACCAACCATTGCCCGCCGCCGCGCTTGCTTGCATAAATGCTTCCCAAACGTTCTGAGCGATGTAAATAACTGGCTTTTCGGTTGAACGCTTTACAGCAGTTGGACACTCGGCAACCGTCAACGCAATTTTAGCGATAACGTTACTTGAGTCGATCGCAACGGGAGTCGCTACGAAATTAACGCCAGAGCCGCCCGCGTTCATCAAAGTCAAAAGACCGTCGTACTCGCCAGTTGTAGCGTTAGCGCCAGTCCACAAAATTTCTTCGTTCTTTGCCGCGATTCCCTCGAGCATATTAGCAATAAGAGTATCGGCCAACGCTGGCTCGAGTTCGCCGTCTTGAACGAATGACGCGCCCCAGTCAGCGAGGAAAGTGTTTTTACACAAGTTGCGTTGAACTTGGAACTTTTCGAGAGTTAGTGTGCGCTCGGTAATTGTAACCGTACCCAGTGGGGTAAAATCACAAGTTGGAGCCTCGAAAGTGATGTTATCGACTAGCTTTTTTACAACCGCTTTGTAATCGATGTTTTCTTTTACGGTAACGTGCTGTAATGATTCGTTGGCCAAAAATGCGGCCTTAATGTACTCCCCCGCGTATTTACCCGCGTAGGTAGTAGTCAAACTTGTAGTTGTTGCCATTTTTTAAATTATTTGATATTTTCAATGTTTTTAATGATTCTTTCGCGGAGCGTCATTTGAGCAAACGACTTCTCTTTTTTATCAGCGCCCAAAACCACGCGCTTTTGTTCCTTCACGGACGGCGCGGCGGGTTGCTTTTTCAGTGAGCTCAATTCGGTTTTCGTGTTTTTCAAAACCGCTGAAAGTTCCTCGATTTTATCCTCGGCCTTATTCAGCTCAGCGTTCAATGTTGAGTTTTGACCCTCAAGAGATGCAACGCGCTCGGTTAGCTTTTCAATAGCTGAAAGCAAATCGGCCGAACTCATTTCTTCCTCCATTTCAGGAATACCCATTTCGGCTATTTGCCCGAGTTCGTTCACGTCGATAAATTCGCCCGTCTCGAGCTCATAACGACCCTGAGCCGCTGGCATTTTATTGCCTTCTTCATCTTTCGTATAAACGTCGACGCCAATAGCGAACGATTCGGCACTCGTGAAAATTGGAGTACCGTCCTTCAAACGGGCCTCAACTTCTAAATTGACTTCGGTTTCGAGGTTTATCCCGTATGCCTTCGGGTCAATGGCGAACTTTTGGAATATCGCCGCGATTGATTCTTTTAAATTACTCATTTGTGAATTTCTTTGTTGAAATAACGGGGCTAGAATCCTTTTCCCTATTTTCGCGAAAACAACTAAATAAAAATGAGCACTTTAAAAGCACTTGAAATTTTAGGCCTCCCCGAATCGTTCGCTCGATTCGAAGGCCGTATAACAACCCTTACCACTCGCCCGCATCGTATTATTGAGAATTACGATACATCGAGCGGTTCGCTGAAAATTTACTACACCCTTGAAAAGTTGCCCGAGGTAACTTCCCTTTTTGGCCTGTATCCTTTCAACTATTTGGCGAATTCTATTTACCATATGGGCTTTAATATCGAAAGCGAAGGGCCCGAGGGCGCTGTATTAATGAACCCCGGTAAATGGGTTGTTCATCCCGCTATTTCAGGCCTAGCGGGGCAAAATGTTTATTATGTTACTCAGAAAATAAACGTAAGCGAAACGGGAATCGATTTTAGTTTTGAGCCTTACGAAACGGTTGTTAACGGAATCGCTGAGGATATGAAAAACCCGCTCATCCGTATTCCATACCACGCGCGAACGATCGTAAAAGGAACGGACGGCAAACCGAAAATTATGTGGACTTCACGCTACCCAGTAACTCCGAAAAAACGTTTCCGCCGCGACGATTTTGTGAAAACGTTTAACGTGACAATGGACGCGCATATTAATAACACGCGCCAAACGTGGAATATTGAAAAATGCGATAACACGAAATTTATTACCTCAATAGGAATGGATATCGAAACAAACCCATTCAACAGCGACCTGAAATCAGTTGTTTATATTAATGGAGTCGACGCCTCAACCTTCAACTATAAAACGCTCGTTAACTCATTCGGTAAAACATACGACGGTTTTATGTGGCAATGGCGTTTAATGAATGGGCCCCGAATCGGTGGGACAACCGACAACGTTTACGGCTCAACGCTCAATATCCCAATCACAGGAGCGAATTCAACTATTCAAGTCGAAAGCGGCTCGGCGAATGCTTATAACGATGCAACGCGAACGCTGACGTTTAATCCTAGCCTAACCGACGAAGCTACGGTTATTGCTTATATGGAATTTTTGCCCGCTGGAGGTAAAAACGAAAATTGTGGCCGACAATTAAATTTAGAGACGGGAATAGAACGCTTGTTTTAACGTGGTTTTGTTAATTGTGTATTGCAAAAGGGCCCGACGTTTCGGGCCTCTTTTGTTACCAAAACACTAGAACAATTAACCACTAAATCCATACAACAAGTTCTCGAGCTCGATTAAAATTTGTTCTTCGAAATTAACCGCCGTCATTTGCACTGCCATTTCGTGAAAGTGGCCTTCGATGCTGAAACCTTTAACGAGCCCGTCTTTTACCTCGCTCCATATTTCATCGTCGGTTACATTGATACCAACAACCCAGCTCCCCACCGGGGCCGATAGCCCGAAATGGTAAGCCTTGTCTTTTTCTCCTTCTATAATCCAACTTTCAACGACGGGACAACCCATAACCGAAAATTCGTGTTCAATAGTTGTATTGTGTTGTAGGTTTTTCTTCAGGTATAAATGAGCGCACTTGGCCACCGTTTCGGGTTCGAAATAGATATAATACTCGTCGCCAGTTACCTTATCAATTCGCATTATATATTTATTCGGTATCAACGCGGGGCCGTAAACCATTCGGCGCTCCTTATTGACGCTTGCGAGTTTAACCGAATTCAGCGCAATAAAATTTTCCTCAATTGCGGGGAACTCAACGAGAGAAATTGCCCCAACGCCGAGTTTACCGCTCTCATCAATTACACACTTTACGATTTTCTTTTTTTCCATTTTTTTTTATATTTGTGGCCTTGTTTTTCCCTTACCTCGGATGAATCGAGGGGCCTCCAAATCGTTGGGGGCCTTTTGATTTTATAAACGGCTCAAGTCCTCAACTTTCGACCGCGCTTCCATACTTGACGCAATATCGGACGCCAAAACATACGCGGGTTGTATTTGTTGAGGTTGGTTTAAGTTTAAGCCAGCGAGCGGGTTGAACTGGGGAATACCACTCGAGGCCACGCCCTGCGATGCTAAATCCCCACCACCACCACCGCCGCCGCCACCACCTGAGGGCGCTGGGCTCTCAAATGTAGTCGCTTTAATCTTTGCCACGTTAGCAAGGCCCGCCGCAACCGCCGCCGCTGCTGCAATGATCGCACGCGGTACCGACGTAGGGTCTCCCGGTATAATCTGAGACGCATAAGCAGCCGTCGCGCTTTGGTAGGTATTAACTCCCGTTTGCGCGATTTGTAGCGCCTTATTTCTTTTAAACGCGGCCTTTTGGCTCTTTTCACTTTTGCCTGAAAATGCCTCATTGAGCGAAATCAAAGTATTTAAACCGTCCTGAGCCGACTTCGAAACCATATCGCTCGTTTTCATAAACGCGTCGATTTTATCCTGTTGCGTCTTTTCGGTTGCGGCCTTTTCGTTCGCGTTAAATTCTTTATTTATT